GCTGAAGCAGCCCGCTGCTCAAAAAAGAATACAACAGACTTTGAACCCCACAGGAGCCGTCCGCGGTTCCTGTGGGGTTTTTATGATAATAGAATCGAATGGTTCGATTTTATTATCGATGTATTGCGTTGAAAATTCCTGGTATCAAAACGCGATACAACAGAAAAGAATGCTAAAAGCCGACGAAAGTATGAACTGATGGCAATGGCACCTCATTTGTTAAACGGTATAGTATACTGTTTGGGGAATGGGTTGTTTTTTTGCGCGCCAAGAAGATATTGACAAGCCGCGCGTTTTTTGGTATTCTATCAAAAGACCGCTTGGTCCATGCTGGTGTGGCGCAATGGCAGCGCAACTGATTTGTAATCAGTGGGTTGCAGGTTCAACTCCTGTCACCAGCTCCAAAAATAAACGCACGAACGATAAAAATAAATCGTCCGTGCGTTTTTCTTTTTGCTTGAAACGCCTTAAAATATCCTGAATGAACGTGATAATCTAACAAACAGTCTAACAAATCAGTACTTCATCTTCTGCATTTCCTGCAACAAATAGGCTGGATCGTTGTGGGACACGTACTTGTTGGCCGTGGTGGAGAAATTTTTGTGCCCGAGGATGGCCTGCACGGCGGTCTTTTCCAGACCACACTCCACCATCTTGCTGCCGGCTGTATGGCGCAGCGTGTGTGGATGCACGCCCTCTATATGGCATTCCTGCATCAACGCCCGGAACTTTGTAGCCACGTTGCGCTTATCCAGCTTTGTGCCGGCCTTGGATGGAATCAGCCATTCACACCCGCTGTCAAGCATCCAAAAGGCAATGATCTTGTAAATGGGATCAAGGATGGGGATGATGCGGTTCTTGCCTGCTTCTGTCTTTTCACCGCCCTGCATGTACCGCTCTTTCAGGTGCACATCGTCGCAGCGCATGGAAAGCAGCTCGTCAATGCGCATACCGGTATAAAGCAGCACCATTGCGATTTGCGCCGTCTGCCCAAATTTCGGGTCATTCTGTCGGCTGCTGATTTGCTCGATCTCTTGGGCGGTCAGTGTGCGCTCTGCTTTTTCTGTAGCCGCCGGGAGTTGCAGCAGCATGGCATAATTTTTGTTTATGATGTCCTGCGCCATTGCCCACTCGCAGATCTGGCTGAAAAGTGTGCGCTGCTTTTCGCAGGAGCTTCGGGAAAGTCCCTTTTCCACCATTGCGTCGATGACCTGTTGATAATCTGCCGCTTTCAAGTCCCGCAATTGTCGGTCGTATAGCGGCGCAGCCTTTGCATAGGCCAGTTCGTACCCCTTTTGCATGTCCGTGCTGAGCTTGTCAAATTTGGGCTGCGCTTTCCATTGGGAATAGGCATCCGCAAAGGTGCACTTCAGACGCGCTGCGGGGGTGTTCTGGGCGTTGTAAGCGTCTAATGCTTGTACGGCTTCGCCTGCCGTTTCAAACGTGCCCAGAACGTCCCTGCAGGCCGTAAGCGCCACATACGGTCTTGCCCGCGCCCCGTTCAGTTTATACACGCTGCCGCTGCCCTTGGGACGGCGGCGCTTTTTTCTTTGCTGCGGGGCGGCTTCCGGCTGCTTCTTCCCGCACCACGGACAAAAAGAAGCACCATCCGGGATTTCTTTCCGGCAGCATGGTCTCACGCATTTCATGGCTTACTCCTTTTTCTGCCCGATATATCCGAAGGCACCATTTTCAGCAGCGGCCCTTCCGGCCTTGTAGTTGATCTTCAGGTCGTCAATGGGAGGGTGCGGAGCGTCCGGGCATGGGTCTAATCCCATGCTCTGGGCAAAGTTGTATTGGTCGATGATTGTTCCGCATATGCTGACCCGGTTATTGAGCGGGCAGTGCAAATTTGCAGCTATCTCCGATATGACAGCAGGCGGGCTGCTGCCGTGACTGCCTTTCAGTATGAAGAGAAGCAGCCTTTTTGTCAGTGGCGGCAGGCTTACCACGAGACGGCGCAACTCCGCGTTTAGCTCATCGTCCGCCTTTCCGTCATCCGGCACTTTGTACAGATCCGGGTGGGTCATCTCCATGAACACTGTGATGGGCGACACGCCACACGCCGTGCACCAGTCCATGATCTCGTCACTGTCCGGGCTGGTGCATCCTTTTTCCCAGCTCTGCACGGTGCGCTCTCCTTTTTCGATGCGCCTTGCAATCTCTGCTTGGCTCAGGCCAGCAGACACCCGCGTTTTTGCAAGTGCCTTTCCGATTTGGCTCGCTGTAAAATAACTCATACTTTCACCCCCATAAAACCAGTGTGTTTTTAACAAAAAATGGCGCAGAAAAAGTCTGCGCCATTCGACAAATTTTATCCGTATTTTGTTTTCCAACGGCGCATGGTAAAATCTGGATTATAAATCGTAGATGTGCACAAAAGAAAGGAGAAAACAAAATGGATTTTGAGCAAAGAAACGTCAAAGAAGCTGAAATGACCATCATCGATGGAATGTCCGCCAGCATCCTGACCGGCACCGACCACACCCCTGCACCCTGGGAGGAATGAGTTATGAAAAAGCTGTCACACTTTCGCACCCATGCCCGTGCCCTGCTGGCCTGCTATTTGGATATGACCCCAGAGCAGCAGCGCCTTGCTCGCGCTTACATTCAACATAAGGCCCTGCCGGAGGTGCAAGCCCTGCGTAACGCAGCCGGTACGCCCGGCGGGGCGCTGGCTGCTGACCTGTTGCAAAATTTGCAGCAGCCTTGCAACCGCGAATAGCAACGTGCATTTTTTGCACATTGCTTGTGAAAAACGCGCAATTTCCGCAAATAATCTGAAATGTCAGCGTAAATCCACATTTTTCAGCGTATTTTTCCGCTGAAAGAAGGGAACGAATAGGGATTGACGATAACAACCATCGGTTTTATAATATGGTTGTGAACACGTTTACAGGCCAAGCAACTGAGATTTCTTTGCGTTGTACTCCGCTTCCGTGATGGCCCCCATATCCAGTAGCTGCTTAAACTTCAAAAGTTCATCGGCGGAGCTGGGGGCAGCCGAAGCGGTGCCCTGCGACTGTTCTGGAGAGCCTTTGCAACTCTTGAGAAACGCAGTCATTCCGCCGGGATAAATCGTTGTCGGCAAGTTGCTTTCGCCTAGTGGAAGCGCAAAGTGGATAGACACGCTCTCTTTACTGCGACCCTTGCGGGTCTCTGTTTTAGCGGTGGCAGCGCCCACGATCGCACCCACAGGCCCGGCAACGGCTGCACCGATCACGGCACGGCCGATACCGCCCTTTGTCTCTGTCACCGTCAGATCGTCAGGAGTATCAGAATCATACCCAGCGACTTCATCAAAGCTGTAAATCATGCGAGGGCCTTTATCACCACTGCGGTGTCCAATGCAAAACAGCCGGTTGGGTTTGTCAATCGACACAAAGAGAGCGTCTCCATCATAGATGGAATCGGTTTCTTTGAACACCTTCCGACGCTGTTCTAGTGTAGCCCAGTAAGCCGCAAGAACATCTGTCGGTTGCTTTGCAGCCCGGATGCCCAATTTTGAAAAGAGAAAGTTGCTGCAGCTGGCGCAAATCAAGCCGTCCGCGCTTTTCTCACGGTTCAGAAGACCCAGCTTGCCGCCGCAGACAGGACAGGCATTTGCCATAATAAGCACCTCACATAAACAAAAATAGGCAGCCAATCAGCTGCCGAAAAGCTAAATTATCAAGGAAAACGCCAAAGGGGGAAAATAAAGTGCAAGAAAATAGCACAAAATTTGCAAAATGTGATACAATGGAAGAAAAGTGCCGTCTCAAAGCTTTATTTTCTTCTCTGTCGGCACAGGAAAAACAAGAGGTGCTTTCCTATGCGGAAAGCCTGCTCAACAGCAGAAAGGAGTAAATCTGTGGATAAGTACGAAATTGAACTGGGTCGGTACAAAACCAGAATTTTTGCTCTTCTGGCAACGGAAGCGTCCGGCCTGCCCGGAATCAAAAGCGAAGAGTGCGCAAATTGCGACCACCGGTGCTCTCTTGAAATCGGGTGTTACTGCTTCAACTACGGATGCGGAAAGGGCAAGACCACGAAAGAGCTGCACGAAGCATTTGACCGCGTTTGTGATGCCCTTAAAATTTCTGACCGAAGATGGTCACCAGCAAATCCAATGCGGCCTGAAGTATTTGATTCTCCCGATCTGCTCGAAGTTCTTGAAGATAGGCTTCTCCAGCTAGCGGAAGAGAATAAATGTACTCGCTGGGAAGAAAACCACCCACCCCGTCAGGAATGTACTCTTTGCGACGCTCATCAATCAGACCGCGGCCCTTCAAGTTCTGAATGTACCGATTCTGGCCGTTGAAACTGAAATCCTCTCCGGAAATGAGACAGACTTCGTGCTGGTTCATTTTCCTGTTGTGCTTCTCCATATATAATAGGAGCGCCAGGCTCGTTTTGTCCAAAAACTCAGCCATTGGGGTTTTCCTTCCTCTTTGCAACCTTAAATTCCATATACTCCAGCAGATCTGCACGGTCTGCATCGGTCATCTGACTTAGCAGCGCGTCAAACCTTGCATCCAGCCCACTCCCTTCACTGGGGGCGGGCTTTTCTTTTTGCTCTTCGCCGGTCAAGTCCTCCCGTGCAACGCCAAAATAGACAGCTAACTTTTCTAACGTCACTTCTGAGGGCTTCTTTCCTTTTTTCCATCCAGTTGCTGCCGCATTGGAAAGGCCTATTTTTTTCGACACGGCAGTTGGAGATTCTTGTCGAGCAGCACACAGCTTCAAATAGTTTTCGTAAAAAATGCTCATAACAGCACTCCGTTTCTGTGCATATCCACGAAAGCTAGCAAAGTTAGTAAAAAATGTTGACAACTAACTTCGCTAGCTGTATAATGCTCTTGTCAGTTGAAATAGTTAACAAAACACAAAGCCCCGGCGTGAACCCGCCTAAGCTGTTTTTACTTGTATTCTGCAACTACATAGTAACACACTTTGTAAACTTTTTCAACTGGTATTTGACACGGCGACAAGAAAAAATCTGCCTGCGGTTGTTTCACAGACAGACTTTTCACCGATTTGTCACCAGAACGCACTTGCACCCCGGCGGTAATGCAAACATGCGCGTTTGCACGTCTTTTGCGCCATGCGCGGCGTAAAAGTAACGCCGGGGCTGCAAAAACAACTTGCAGGGCTATGGGTACGCCGCTTCCTTTGGCGGGTCGGCACCGCCTTGTAAGCCCTAGCGCTTCACGCACATGCTCGTGTCTGGAACTGGCTGGCTCAAAAGTTTGGTCATCGAAATCACCTGCCTTTTGAATCAGCTTAACTAGGAGCCTTGAACAGTATAGCAAATCGGTGCGCCGTTGTCAATTTTGTTTCAACTTACGTTTTAAAGGAGGTGTGAAAGTGCCTGAAAAATGGACAGGCCGTTTAGTAGGCCGGATGCACAACAACCAGATTACAGTAGACGACGTAGCAAAGCATCTTGGATTTTCGAGAAGCTACTGTTCACTGATTTTGAACAGCAAGCGCAACCCTCCCGGCATTCGGGAAAAGATGGAAACTGCCGTCAGCGAGATCATCAAGGAAAAGGAGGACAAAACGGCATGAGCGAATTAAACAATCTCATCCCCATTAGCTACGACAACCCGGAGCGCCCCACGGTGAGCGGCCGGGAGCTGCACGAGTTTTTGCAGGTCAAGACGGCCTATAAGGACTGGTTTCCCCGCATGGTGGAGTATGGCTTCACCGAGGGTGAGGATTTCAACTCGCTCAAAATTGAGCGGGTTCAGGACGAGGGCGGACGCAAAGTCAGCCGAACACTCGATGACCACCAGCTCACCATCCCAATGGCCAAAGAGCTGTGCATGATCCAGCGCAACGAACGTGGCAAGAAGGCCCGGCAGTATTTCTTGGCCGTGGAGGCGCAGTGGAACAGCCCGGAAGCGGTCATGCGCCGTGCGGTGCTTATTGCCCAGAAGCAGAACGACCAGCTCAAGGCCGCCAACCGCCAGCTTCTGGCAGAAAACAACGACCTGAAGCCGGATGCAGAGTATGCCCGGGCGGTGTGCGTGGGCAAGAACTGCCGCACCACTACCACCCTTGCCAAGGATTACGGCCTGAGCGCCGAGAAACTCAACAGCATCCTTCACGGCCTGAAGATCCAGTACAAGACCAGCGACGGCCAGTGGGTGCTATACGCCAAGTATTGTGGCAAGGGCTACACCAAAAACCGCAAATCCACGCCGTTCCAGCACAAGAGCACCGGCGAGTGGGACACCAAGAACACCACCGTTTGGACGGAAGCGGGCCAGCGGTTCATTTATGAGCAGCTCAAGGCCGTGGGAATGCTGCCCAGCGTGGAGCGCAGGCAGAGCGTGGAGCAGATGGAGCTTGCCGCCCGGCAGCATAACCAGGACGGCGTGGCGTAAGCAATATTTTTGGAGGTTACTATTATGAAAAAACTGCATGTGAAAGCTACGTTTATTGAGCCGGTGCTGGGCACATGGCCCGCAAACCCCAATGTGGCCCGGGAGTTCATCGCCAGCAAGTCGCCGGATGCTGCAACCATCGAGGATGAAGTAGCGGCCCTTGGCCCCGATGCGGTAGCTGACAAGGGCATGACCGTTTTCCCGCGTGACCCGGACGGCAATCCGATCTTCTACGATTACCAGATCAAGGGCATGTTTAAGGATGCTTGCGGGATGCTTTCCCGCATCGGCGGCAAGACCGAGACCGGCAAGAAGAAGGCCGTGAACGAAAGCGGCAAGCTGACCGCTTACAAGAAGGTCATTGACGGCCTGATCTTCGTCCAGCCCCGCATGATTCCCATTCATGTGAACGGCGAGATTACCGACTGTCAGCGTCCGCTGCGTGCCCAGACCGCACAGGGAGAGCGCGTGAGCCTTGCCAACAGTGAGGAGATCCCGGCGGGCAGCAGCTGCGAGTTTGACGTGACCCTCCTTGACGACAGCCACGAAAAGGTTGTGCGTGAGTGGCTGGATTATGGCATTCTCCGCGGCATCGGCCAGTGGCGCAACAGCGGAAAGGGCCGGTTTACCTACACCGCCTATGAGGTGAAAGCCTGAGAGCGAGGGCATGGCATTGACGGCCCTGATTCGCGGAGGCGGTGCGATGCACGGCTTGGCAACGGCAAGGCTGAGTTCGATTGGCCGTGCGATGGCTTTGCGTCGCGATGCTCAGCAAAGGCGGTGCAGCTCGAGGCGTGGCAAAGGCTATGAGGTGAACTGCTGTGCAGTGGCACTGAGAAGCACAGACAGGAAAGGCGAAGGCAGAGCAGAGCATGGCGACGCGAAGGAATGGCAGAGAAAAGCGCTGATGTGATTTGCGAAGGAAAAGTGGTGCACCGCAACGATTCGCTGCGGCAAGGTTTTGCTTCGGATGCATTGGCATGGCAACGCGACACACTGCGACGGCAAAGCAAAGAGAAGGCATTTTATTAAACATTTTATTAAAAGGAGAAACGAGCATGAAAAAAATTATTGTTGGGGTAGCGTCCGTATTGGCAAGCGCTTTGCTGATGGCCGGATGCAATAAGCAGATCGTCGATTTGACTTATGAATACAACTGGGCACAGCTGAAAATGCCTGATGGAACGATTGTCGAGGGGAAGTTGAACAGTTGGGACGATTACGAGGGCGACCAGCTGCAAGTGAAGATTGACGGTGTGACCTATCTGGTTCATTCGTCCAATGTTGTGCTGCGACATTGATAGAAAGGAGGATCTTTATGAAAACCACGATGCGCGATAAGGTTTGCCAGCTGATTGGCAAGTATCAGTTCTTGGAAGAGGACTTCCGTTCAAAGTCGTTTTTCAAGCCCGGGCCATTTTGCGGCCCGTATGACCGGCCGGAGGAAGCTATAAAAGCGAAGATGTGCAGCCAGTTCTTGGCCGATTTGAACAAGCTGCTGGAAGAGGACGAAGCCCCGGCAGACCCCCGCAAGACCGCCCCGGCTGGCAAGTGGTGCGCGGACTCAGCTGCCTGTGCCGCTGAGAGCGCCGCAAAGGAGGCACGGAACAATGGGTGAAGCACTGGCGATCATCATCGCGTTTGCCGCCCTTCTGGGCATCTCGTGGGGCGTTACCTGCGCCGCCGTGTGGGCCATCTGCGCATTGATGCACTGGACGTTCACCTGGGCCTCCGGAACGGCGGCGTGGATCGCGCTCTGGCTCATCGGCAGCTTTGGCAGCCCTAAGAAGTGAGGCGCTGACCATGCCCGCACAGAAGAAGCACTACAACAAGCGTTGGCTTGAACAGCGCTGGGATGCAAGGCAGCCGGAACGGTTGGAGCACATTCGGCTGAAACGGCAGCTGAGAGCAAAAAAGGAGGTGGACGATAATGCGGCCAAGCATCGGGATCGCAGAGTGCTGCCAGATCATGCGGGACAATAACATTTCGGTGAGCGAGCCGATCTTTACCGGTATGATTCAGGCCGGCAGCTTCCCGGCATGGGCGGTTCCGTCTATTGACACCAAAAGCGCCGCCCCGCTGATCTCACGCGCCGGATTTATGGCGTGGATGAAGGATTTCTACAAACTTGAGAAGATCTACACAAAGGAGGACCCGAAAGAATGAAACTCAAATCTACTACTTACTACTGGTTGGCCGTCATTTTTGGCGGCGTTGGAATGGGCGCAGCTATGGGTGCAGAGGGCACCGCGCAGACCACCGGATACATTTCCGGTACGCTGTTTGCGGTGTCGCTGGTGCTGATTTTGGCCGCTGTTCTGCTGGCTCGTCTGGGCTTTGCCGCAGAGGACAGGGAGAGAGCCGCAAAGCGGCGCAAGTACGGCAAAATCAACCGCACCCACGCCCGTAACCCGGAATACCCGGAGAATCAGGAGCGCGGGGCATGATGACGGTTAAAGAGTACGTTGAGGGCAAAGTCAAATCCTACACGCGGCTTGCCGAACGCTGCAAGCGAGAAGCCGAAGCTTCAGACGACATTGTTGTCCGGGCCGGATACTCCGCACGGGCAAACGTCTGGGAGATGCGCGCCGAAGAAATGGACAACGTGCGGGAGATGCTGCAAGAGGAATCTGGGGAGATCACGTATGTATGACACTGTTCATCATGTCATGTGGTACACCGTGTACGGTGCCAAGACCGGAGACCTGATCGCCAGCGGTACGTCTAAGATGTGTGCAAGGCGGCTGGGTTACAAAAGCGCAAACAGCTTTGCATCTGCGAGCAGCCACGGTCGCAGCGGCAGGCATCCGGCTCACAAGTACATTTTTGAGAAAGAGTGCATCCGACGTGATGAGGTGGACAGTCTGCCGCCGATACGCCGCAAAAAAGAAGAGCCTGCCCGTGCGCCAACACGGACAAGCCCAAAGGGTGATGAGTCTCGCCGCCCATCACCACAAAAATAACACAAAACAGGAGGTTTTACAAGTGGCGCTTATGCAGATCTATGAAGGGCTTGAAAACCCGCCGAAACTTTTAGAGAAGCGCTCTGCGCAGACAGTGGGAGAGCTGATCCAGCAGGCGGATGCACTGTCCGAAAAGGAACACGCGCAAGGATATCCCCGCAATACCTATATCGTATATAACAACGATGGTGAGAGAGTTTATCAGAGGTGGTGAATATTTATGCAAGAAGAATTGACCGTCCGGGTGGAGCACCCGGAGCTGCCCGCGATCCGGTGGAACGAAGCCGAGGTGCAGCAGAATCTGACCGAGATGCTGGCCGCCTACACCGGCCGCGTCTACACCCCGGAAACCATCAAGGATGCCAAGGCCGACCGCGCCGCCGTGAACAAGCTGGACAAGCAGCTCAGCGATGCCGCCCGCAGCGCAAAGGCCTTTTACATGAAGCCGTTGGAAGAGTTCTTGCAGAGCGCCAAGCAGATGCAGGGCCAGTGTAAGGCCGTCTCCGGTGCCATTGACCAGCAGGTCAAGGCGGTGGAAGAAGCCGAACGGCAGGACAAGGCCGACGCCCTGCGGACTGTCTATGCGGACTGCATCGGCGAGCTGCGGGAGATGATCCCCTTTGACCGCCTGCTGGTGCCGCAGTGGCTTAACAAGACCTATGATCTGGCAAAGGCCAGCCGGGAGCTGCGCAAGAGCGTGGAGACCCGGCGGGAGGAGCTGCGGCTCATCCGGGAGAACTGCGGCGAGGACGCCGAAGCCTGCACCACCGAGTATCTGCGTGAACTGAATCTGAACGCCGCCCTCGTGGAGCACAGCCGCCGCCAGAATGCCCGGTACGCCCAGCGCCGCGCAGAAGCCGAGAGAATGGCCGCAGAGCGGGCGCAGGCCACCGCTCCGGTCATTATCCCTCAGACCGATGAAGAACGCCAGATCGCCGAAGAAGCGGTCCAAACGGCGCAGGCCAATGCAGCCATCACGCCGGATGGCAGGTTGGATTTCAGCATGCTTCAGAAATTCGCAGAGCCAGCCGCACCGGCCCGCAAACGTTATTCCTTCTGGGTGGAGTTCACACCGGAGGACATCGCGTGGTTCAAGCAGGGAGCCGCAGAGCGCGGCTTCCGCTATGGTTCGATCAAATAATTTTGGAGGTACTTACTTATGGCACTTACTCGTCCCGGCGCACCCGCGCCTACTTCGTCCGTTTCCAACGCACAGTCTCTGGCAAACCGTTCCGTTCAGAATGCCAACCGTGCAGGCAGCACCGCGATGCAGGCCGCATCCCCGTCCGTTCCTGTGGAGATCACCGCTGCCGATGGTCAGCACTTCACGGTGAGTTTTGGAGACGTGCGCAACTTCATCTGCCCCAAGGCCACCGATGCTGAATGCAAAATCTTTCTGGAGACATGCAAGCAGTACAAGCTGAACCCCTTTACCAAAGAGGCTTACCTGATCCACTACGACAACAAGAACGATGACACCGCCAGCACCATCGTGCTGGGCAAGAACTGCTACATGCAGATGGCCGAGCGCAACCCCAACTTTGACGGCTTTGAAGCTGGCGTGATCGTCCTGACCGCAGATGGCCAGCTGCTGAACCGTGAAGGTTCCATCGTCTATGATGGAGACGGCGGCGAGACCCTTCTCGGTGGCTGGGCGAAGGTCTACCGCAAAGACCGTACCCGCGCCAGCTACGAGGAAGTCAAGCTCAGTGAATACGACACCGGCAAATCTCTTTGGAGCGGCAAAAAGGCTACCATGATCCGCAAGGTGGCGCTGGTGCACGCTTTGCGTGAGGCATTCCCGTCCACCTTCGGCGCTCTGTACGATGAGAGCGAGGTGCGCGTGGACGCCGAAAGCACCGCCTGCGAGGTTCCGCCCGAAGAGCTGCCGGTGCTGGATCCTTACGCAGGATCCAACCGCCACCGCAAGACGGCAGGCACGCTGATCCCGGCTCCGGAAGCGCCTGCGGAAGACCAGCCCGCTGATGACCCGTTTGGTGGTGATGATGCATGATCGTCCAGACCAAGAACGGCATCATGCTACACGGCGAGATTTCCAAAGACCCGGTGCTCCGGGACGCCGGGCAGAAGCGGGTACTGAAGTTTGACTTGAAAGCAAGCCGCACACAGGATGAATCCGGAAAATGGCAGAGCTTCTTTGTGGGCGTGAACCTCTGGCACGGCATCGACCAGTGGGATGGGATGCTGCAGAGAGGCGATCGGGTTACGGTTTTTGCCCAGAAGTTGAAAGAGCGGGAGTACAACGGCAATACCTACTACGATGTGGACGCGGATGATGTTCAGCCAGGCGGGCTGGTGACATTCCGTTGGCTGCAACAGATGATCGACCTGATGGCACAGCCCGGACCGCCGCTGGAACCCGCAGAACCGGCAGCAGAACCGGAAGACCTGCAGGGCGCGCAGATGTACCCCGGTGAAGCACTTGCGGATTACGCACCGCACAGCACTGCCGCGCCAGAACCGGCTCCATCTACCGAGTATGACCCCATCAACGAAGACGCAGAAGATCTTCCCTTCTGATCTTGCAAGCTGTGCTATCTGGCTATACGGGCGTGCAAAGGAGGTGAGCAAGTGGCAAAAGAAGAAAAAAAGTCGTTTGTCGTGTATCTGGATTGGTTCGACGCGCTGGAGGAGTACACGGATGCCGAAGTCGGACAGCTGATGCGAGCTTTGGCGAAACACGTCCGCACCGGTGAAAATCCAACGTTTTCCGACCGTGGAATGCGTGGGAACTTCCGTTTTATGTGCAATGGAGTGGATTCGGCTACGGAAAAGTACGAGAACGTCAAGCAAAAGCGCCGTGAAGCCGGAAAAGCCCGTGCTGCTCAAATGAAAGCAAGTTCAGCAAATGCTAGCACATGCTACCAAGTGCAAGCAAGTGGTAACTATAATGATACTGGAACTGTTACTGGTACTGGAACTGTTACTGGTACTGGAACTGTTACTGGTACTGGAACTGTTACTGGTACTGGAACTGTTATATCCCCTAACGGGGATATATATAATAGCTCCGCCAAAGCCGCCGTTGACGTAGAACTTTCCAAGATCGTCCAGCATTATCAGCAGGCCGTTGGGGACTTCCCGCGCTCTGCACTGGACAAGCTGCAGAAGTGGAGGCAGGAGTACAGCACAGAGATGATCTTGTTGGCGATCGACAAGGCCACAGAAGCCGGAAAGCGCTCGTGGAACTACATCAACGGCATATTGTCCGGCTGGAAACGGGACGGCCTGCGCACGCCGGGAGACGTGAAAGCCAACGAACAAAGCCGACAAGCCAGGCCGCGAGGCAAGCAGCCAACCGAGACCGTAGACGACCAGCTTGCCCGGGTGCTGGCGAAGATGGACAGAGAAAGAGGGTTTGAGACATGACGCGGGAAGACGTGGCAAAGCTGATCCGAATGAATTTTGTGCTGTACAAGCTTGGGGCTAAGCCACTGACCGATGAGGAGATGCAGACCACCATCGATGTGTGGACGTACCAGTTTGGCGACTATGACGGCGATACTGTCAAGCGGGCTTTTCTGGCGGCAAACCGGGTATGCGTTTATCCGATCACGGTGGCCGACATCTTCAAGCAGCTTTCCCAGTGTCTTGACCCGTCCGCCGAATGGGAAGCTCTGGCTGTAGCGGCACGCAAGGCACAGACATTTTTGAGCTGGCGAAAGTTCCCGATGGTGATCGGCATTGACGAAAAGGGCGGGCTGTTGCGTAGTGATGGGCAGAAAGAACTGAAAGCCCTGTATGACCAACTCCCCCCAGCGGCAAAATCCTATGCCGGGAGCGTTGGAGGGCTTGCGGAGCTGGCTGAAATGCCGGATCTTACATACCGCCGTGCCGAGTTCTTGAAGCAGGCGCAGGCAGATATCACCACCGCCCCGCGTGAAGCTGCAAGGCTGCGGGCAAGCGAACCGACAAGGAAGGAGATTGAAAAATGAGCAAGCGTTACATTGACGTAGATGCTGCCGTAAGTAATGCAGAGGCACGCTATGGAGAATGGGTTCTTGCTATGGCTGCCGCAGAAGGAAATCGGCAGATTAGCATGGTTTACAAAAAGCAGGAGCTTTTCAAGGCTGTGAAGAAAGTTATTGAAAGCTGCCCGTCTGTTGACCTGGACGGCCTGCGGCCTGTGGCGCACTGGAACATGGACGAAGATGCCGTTGGTGATCCTATCGTTTGGACTTGCTCCAACTGCAAAGACAGCATCATCATGTATGACGGGACTCCAATGGAAAATGGCTATAAATATTGCCCGCAGTGCGGTGCAAAGATGGAGGCTGCTCAGACCGACGGTAAAACTTGAACCCTGCTTTCACTGCCCCGACCGGCACCCGATCTGTCACGACAGCTGCCCACGGTACGCCGAGTACAAGCGTCAGCTGAAGGAGCAGCACATCTACACCAACGGGAACCACGCAGCGGAGCGGATCAGCCGCAACGATTTCGACAAAGAAAGATGGATGGGAGGAAGAAAACGGTGAAAGTTCTTATTGCTTGTGAGGAATCGCAGGAGGTGTGCAAGGCTTTCCGCGCCAAGGGACACGAAGCCTACTCCTGCGATATTCAGGAGCCGTCCGGTGGGCATCCCGAATGGCACATCCTCGGCGACGCCCTCAAGGCTGTTGAGGGGGGGCAAGTCGTGACGATGGATGGCGTAACGCATGACGTTGGCAAGTGGGACTTGCTCATCGCACACCCACCTTGCACGTATCTGAGCAACGCGGCAACGCGCTCATTCAGCTTGCGTGTCACCCCGGCGGAAAAGGTTGTTGCCCGGTGGGCGGAGCGCGTAAAAGCCGCAATTTTCTTTATGCAGTTCATGCTGGCTGATGTCCCCAAGATTGCAGTCGAGAACCCTGTGGGCATCATGAACACAGCGTACAGGAAAGCCGACCAGATCATTCATCCGTACTACTTTGCCGAAAGCGAAGCGGACACGGAAAACTATCACACAAAGCGCACTTGCCTTTGGCTGAAAAACCTGCCGCCTCTGGAACGGAAAAACAACCTTCCACCGCCAGAGCCCGTGTACATCTCAAATGGGGAAAAGAACAAGAAAATCAGCTGGTGCGAAGGCATACGCGGAACGCAAAACGGCCAAGAGGGCCGGGCAAAAGCCAGAAGCAAAACCGCGCCGGGCGTTGCAAAGGCCATGTCCGAACAATGGGGGTAAAACTTGATGAAAGCTATACTTTTGAGCATTCGGCCCAACTGGTGCAAGCTGATTTGGAGCGGGATGAAAACCGTGGAAGTACGCAAGACCCGCCCAAAGCTGGAAACGCCGTTCAGGGTGTACATCTACTGCACCGGCGCCGAAAGCTGGTGGATGAAGTTGCCTAAGGCCGGTCTGCGGCAGATGGATGAGCGTTTCATCGGCACTTTTGTCTGCGATGAAATCTACAGAATCGACAGGGACTGCGTTGGGTTCAATTTCACGGCCCCGAGTCTGGATTTTCCGGTTTACACCCTGCCGGAAAACAACGACGAAGAATGTAATGCCAAGCGAGAAGAGCTTACCACTTGTCTGACCGATGCAGAGCTTTCCAAATATCTCGGTATTCACCCGGGATATGGCTGGCACATTTCCAACTTAAAAATTTGGAATGAACCCGTAAGACTCAAAGATTTTTGGGGCATGAAGCCTTGCAAGCACAGCGGCGACTGCTGTACTTGCCTGCAATGGGACAACATGAAGGAAAAGTGCTGTGCATCAAGATACATTTCCCACCCGCCGCAAAGCTGGTGTTACATAGAGGACGGCAGATGAAGCTGAACCTCTACGGCGACCCCCGCACCAAGAAGAATTCCGCCCGCATCCTCAAAAGCCACTCAGGCGGGCGCTTTGTGGCCCCTAGCAAGGCCTACGTGGATTATGAGACGGACTGCCTGCGGCAAATCAAAAGGCCGCGCAGCCCCATCTCTGCCCGTGTAAACGTGAGGTGCGTGTACTACATGAAGACCGCCCGCCGGGTCGATCTGGCAAACCTCATCGAGGCGACCACGGACATTCTGGTGAAAGCCCGCGTGCTGGAGGACGACAACAGCAAGATCGTGTCTGCCCACGATGGCAGCCGGGTGGAGCTTGACCGGGAGAATCCCCGGGTGGAAATCGAGATTGAAGAAATGGAGGAGTAAAATGCTTGATATGCTATTTGAAATTGCAAGCACGCTGTTCATGGCAACACTTGCGGGATTTTTCATCTGGTTTGTTCTTAGCGATGGCAACCCAATTGAACATTTCAAGCGGCGGCTCAACCGCAACAAACCTTGCCTTTGCGACCGGTGCGTTTTCTTAAATCAAAAATTTGGGGCGTCAGAATCCGGATATCACTATATCTGCCGGAGAAGTGACAAAGACGAAGGATACATAAATCCGCCCGAATATTGCAACGATTTTGAAGAAAGGAGCAACAATGACACGCACATGGACACCTGACACCGACACGCCGAAGCCGGGAGAGACCACTGATGAGCAGAAGATGCGAGCGTGGTTCGAGCGCCTGCCCCGGATGCGGGCACTGATTCTCCAGCAGCAGGAACACATTGCAAGCCTGCGCAGTGCGGCTACAAAAACTACGTCCAGCACATCCGGCGCGCCCGGACACTCCGGAACAAGCGACAAGGTGGGCACCAATAGCGATGCTGCCATAGATGCAGAAGCAAAGCTGGCTGAGCTGAAATGCCGGTATACCGAGATGCAGAAGGATGCCATTGAAGCCGCCTATATGCTCCACGCCGATCCTGCATCCATCCGCCGCAGTAAGTGCATCATCCTGTGCTATGTTGAAGGCAAGCGGCACGCCGATATCGCGGCAAAAGTCGGCTATTCCAAGCCATCTCAGGTTTCACGCGCAATTTCGGAAGGCCTGAGCCAGCTGACAGAAATCGCGAACGAGCTGAATCTTAGTTGAACCTGTACATTTTGCACAACGTCAGAGGGCTTTGTTTTTACACGCTCTGGGATTTACTTGTTATCGGCATCTGTGCTATTGTGGTACCATCGGCAAAGCCGAAAAGGCAAACCGATGCACGCAGCCTCCGAAACGTGTCCCTTCTTGGCATTTTCCTCCTTTTCTGCTTGCAGGTACCGGGCTTTGCTCTCTTCACGTTTCGCGCTGCTTCTATGCGATACACTGAAACAAAGGCAGCCTGCCGCTCATGAGAGACAGGAGGCGGTTCGATCCCGCCGTATCGCCACCGTATGGCGCATGGACTAGACATCCCGCAAGGCCGCACGTGCAACCTCCCGTGCCGAGAAAAGGCCTTAGAATCCTTGCCAAGGTGTAGCTTTCCTGACAGGATGTGCGCCAACCAACAGCCCCGGCGGAGAACCGGAGCTGTTTTTATATGGCCGCCTGAGCGCAATGTGGAGCGCGGCGCGTGTGTGTAGACACGGCTGGTTCGATTCCAAGGGCGGCTTTTTACTCTGGTAGCTCAATTGGCAGAGCGATGGTCTCCAAAACCGTAGGTTGCAGGTTCAAGGCCTGCCCAGAGCGCCATGCAATGTACAGTCGGGGGACGGCTGTGCAAAGCATAGCGGGGCATCTGGCCGCGAAAGTTCCAGATGCAGCAGCACCCGACCGTTTTACGCCTGTCCGTCAAACTGAATGCACGGGTGCTGCTTATATGCCGTCATAGCTCAATTGGCAGAGCGCCGCCCATTTAAGGCGGGACAACGTTGGTGACACCACGGGAACATCACTGCACAGCCAACCACTGCGCACATCCATTCCGTGGGTGCTGGTTCGAATCCAGCTGGCGGCACATTCGATATTTTGACCGTTCGGATTTCCGGGCGGTTTTTCTTTTGCATGAGTTTAGAGAGGTGGTGGCGGTGGCCTACAGCAAAAACAAAAGGATAGGCAGACCGCCCGTCTTTGAGAGCAAAGAAGAACTTGAGAAAAAAATCGAAGAGTTCTTCAAAAGCTGCGAAGGGAGCGTCCTAGAAGACGAAACCGGAAAGCCTGTTTTGGACAAATACGGAAACGTGATAAAAATCGACGAACGTCCAGAAACGGTCACCGGTCTAGCTTTGGCGTTGGGATTTAAGTCTCGGCAATCTTTGATTGACTATCAAGGAAAGGCTGAGTTTTCTGACACGATAACGCGCGCGAAACTACGGTGCGAGAGATACGCCGAAGAACGGCTCTATGATCGCGACGGAAACGGCGGGGCAAGATTCAGCCTGCAAGTTAATTTTGGTTGGAGCGATAAGCCGAAAGAAGCGGAGCAGGAAGAGCGTCACGATGATGGTTTGATAAAGGCATTGAATGCTGCCGCAGACATCAGCCCGCCGGATGATGTGGAGATGCTGCCAGAGGAAGAGGACGACAATGCGGAAAAGTAACGGCTTTCGCTGGAAAGCCCTCAGCCAGCGGCAAAAGCAGGTCTTGAGCTGGTGGACACCGCAGAGCGCATACAGCAGCTACAACGGCATCATTGCCGATGGCGCTATCCGCTCGGGCAAGACCTTTGCCATGAGCTTTTCGTTCGTCCAGTGGGCCATGACCTGCTACAGCGGCCAGCAGTTTGCCATGTGCGGCAAGACCATTGCCAGCTTCCGGCGCAACGTGCTGGGCACGCTCAAGCAGCAGCTTGCAGCCCGTGGCTACAACGTCAAGGAACACCGGGCAGAAAACTGTATGACCGTCAGCAAGGGCGGAAAAGCCAACGAATTTTACTTTTTCGGCGGCAAGGATGAGAGCAGCCAAGACCTGATCCAGGGCATCACCCTTGCCGGGGCATTCTTCGACGAGGTGGCCCTGATGCCGCAAAGCTTCGTCAATCAGGCCACAGCCCGATGCTCTGTCACCGGGTCAAAGTTCTGGTTCAACTGCAACCCGGGCAGCCCGCAGCACTGGTTTTATCTCGAGTGGGTGCGGAAATGCCGTTCCCGCAAGATGATGTATCTCCATTTCACGATGGACGATAACCTTTCGCTTTCCGAGGACATCAAGGCTAGATACCGCAGCCAGTACAGCGGCGTTTTCTATCAGCGCTACATTCTGGGCCTGTGGACGGTGGCCGAGGGCCTTGTATATGACATGTTCGACCGCAAGAAGCACATTGTTGATGTGCTGCCGGAGCTGTCACCAAAAAGCGCCTATGTGGCGTGCGACTTTGGCACCCAGAACGCAACGACCTTTTTGCTGTTCCAAAAGCAGGCAGATGCAGACTGCTGGATCGTCACCCGGGAGTACTACTACAGCGGCCGCGAACAGAAGCGGCAAAAGACCGTAGGCGAGTACGTCACAGACCTCAAGGCGTGGCTGGATGGCCTCAAGCCGGAGAGGATCATTGTGGACCCCTCTGCCCTGCCCCTGATTACGGAGCTGCGCAAGAATGGCTTTACCCAGACCCCCGCAAACAACGACGTCCTGAGCGGCATTCTGGACGTGCAGACCATGCTGCAGACCGGGCGGCTGAAGATTTACAAAGACTGCAAGCACACGCTGGAAGAGTTCGGCGTGTACGCTTGGGATCCGGATAAAGACGACACCGTGCTGAAGGTCAACGACCACTGCATGGACGCTATCCGCTATTTCGTGCGCACAAAGCGCCTTGTGAAACTGAGGGATTGATTTTGAGCACTGTATACACATTCCAGACATTTCAGCAGGCGCAAGCCGCCGGGGAACAGCCTGATTTCATCCGGCGGTTCGTGCAGCAACACTGCGCTTCCAAGCCCTACAAGATGGCTCTGGACGCCGACCTGTACGATGCCCAGAAAAACCCGGGGGCTGAACGCTTTGCGCAGGCTTACGCTTTGATGCTGAAGCGCCTATCCAAAAACACCAAGCAGGACACCCCACACCCCGATATGGTCAAGAGCAATCTTTTCCGGCGGCTCAACAAGCAGCGGGCGACCTACTCCCTCGGCAACGGTGTGGTCTTTGCAGACGAGGGCGTGGACAAGGAAAGGCTGGGGCAGAACTTCGACGAGCAGATCCAGAAAGCCGGATATTTCGCCCTGATCCACGGCGAGAGCTTCGGATTCTGGAACAGCGACCATCTGGTGGTTTTCAAGCTGACCGAGTTTGCGCCCCTGTACGATGAAAAGACAGGCCTTTTGCAGGCGGGTGTGCGCTTCTGGCGGCTGAACCCGGACACGGATATGCACTATATCCTGTACGAGCTGGACGGCTTTACCGAGTACACGGAAAGCAAAATCGGCAATGTGATGCAAGAGACAACGCCGAAGCAGGCATACAAGAGCGTGACCGTCACCACACCCGGCGGCGGGCTGGAAAGCGTGGAGGGCGAAAACTACAGCGCCCTGCCAATTGTTCCACTGTGGGGCTCCGACCTGCACCAGAGCACGCTTGTGGGCTTAAAAGCCTACATTGACAACACCGATTTGGTGATGTCCGGCTTCTGCAATGACCTGCAGGACTTTTCGCAGATCTACTGGCTGTGCGAGAACTTCAACGGAATGACCGATGACGAGCTGCAGGAGTTCCTTGTCAAGCTGAATCTGTACCACATTGCAGGCGCAGACACCAGCGAGGGCGGCAAGATCACCCCCTACACCACCGAGATTCCTGTGACGGCCCGGCAGGCGCTGCTGGAACTGCTGCACACCCGGGTGTATGAGGACTTCGGCGGTCTGGATGTGCACTGTGTGAGCGCAGACAGCACCAACGACCATCTGGATGCAGCCTATGAACCTCTGAACCAGAACGCGGACGACTTCGAGGCTCAGGTCAAACCGTTCATCCGGCAGATCTGCGCACTGGCTGGCTTTGACAACGCTATGCCGACATTCAACCGCAGCAAGATCACCAACACGGCTGAGCAGGTCGCAACGGTGATTTCTGAGGCACCCATCATCGGGCAGGATATGGCCATTGACCTGCTGCCCAACCTGACCCCGGAACAAAAGGAGCAGGCCAAGGCCGCGCTGATGGCTGAGAGCACAACACGGGAGACCGTGGGCGAGGAGGGCGAAGATGGAACAGATGAAGCGTGATATTTGCGCCGCAGTTTTTGGCTTTTTCTTCGGCTGCGGGGTAAGCTCGTTTATCATTAACGTTGCAAAGCTTGTGATGCACTTATGACTGACCGTGACCGCATCTCTACCCGCCAGTTGAATCGCCTGCGCCGCCGCATCCTCCGGGTGTATGGCACTGCCCGCCGGGAGATGCAAAAGCAGCTCACTGATTTTCTGGAAAAGTACCGAGCCTTGGACGAGCGCAAGCGGGCGCAGCTGGATGCAGGCGAGATCACCGAGGACGACTACCGCATCTGGCTGCAAAATCAGGTCTTTCAGTCAGATTTGATGCACGCCAAGCTGGACGGCATCACACAGACCTGCACCACAGCCCAAGAGACGGCCTACAAGCTGGCCCGGGACGAGCAATACAATATCTTTTCCTTTGGCGCAAACTGGGCTTTCTACGAGCTGGAACAGGCCGCAGGCGTGACGTTCGGGCTGACCCTGTACAACACCGAAGCGGTCAAGCTCCTGCTGAAGGAAAACCCCCGCATGGTGCCCAACAAACGCATCAAGAGCGAAAGCAACCGCACCTATGACGCCAGGGTGTTCAACCGCTACGTCATGCAGGGCATCGTGCAGGGCAAGAGCGTCCACGACATCGCCGTGCAGGCCGTCAAAGGCATGGCAGATACGGAGATCCACTGGGCTATGAACAACGCCATCACGGCCCTTACCAGTGCCCAGAACGCCGGGGCTTTGCAGCAGATGAGAAACGCTCAGGCTTTGGGCATCGAGGTCAAAAAGCGCTGGAACTCCACCCACGACTACCGCACCCGTGAGATGCACCGTCTGCTTGACCAGCAGACGGCAGAGCTTGACGAGCCGTTCAAGGTCATGGGTTACGAGATTCAGCGCCCCGGCGACCCCAACGCAGCGCCGGAGATGGTCTACCACTGCCGCTGTGTGTTGTCCTCTGCGCTGGGCAAATATCCCCGGCAGAACGCCATGCAGCGGGACAATGTGACCAAAGAGACCGCCCCCGTCATGGATTACACCGAGTGGTATAAATCCAAGGGCGGAAAAGAAAAAGAGCAAATGTGGTGGGCAGAAGAGCGCAAGAGAAAGAGGACAAAAAAATGAATTCTGCCGAAAATTTCGAGAATCTTGCAAAGGCATTTTACAATGCCGGCGGAACCGCTAAAAATTTCGAAGAAGCGATCAGTAAGGCTGAAAAGGCAGCGAACCGGCCCGATTGGCCGAAAACTTATTTTGAACGCAAGAGAAAGAAGGGATGAACTGTGATCTTGCCTATGGAAAACACCGAAAAGATGATTTTTCCGGGCGAAGGAAGATTCCATATCCCTATCATCAAGCCAGAAACGGACATCCGCATTGACAAGCTGGAATGGATCCCTTTCAACTACGCCCTGTCTGCCAAAGATAGAGGGAGCAAAGGCGTCCACTTTTATTGTGATGATTACCAGTTTGAACGTGTTTGGCGCAATCCTGACAAGTATGTGCCGCTTTTGCAGCAGTTCGGAGCGGTGCTTTCCCCTGATTTTTCCATGTTCCGAGACCACCCGGAAGCGGTGCAGATTTGGAGCGCCTATAAACGGCACTGGTTGGCAGCGTACTGGCAAATGCACTGTATCAAGGTTATTCCCACCATCGAATGGGTGTGGCCGGAAAGCTACGAGTGGTGTTTTGACGGCGAGCCGCGAAACTCCATTATTTCCATTTCGTCCGTTGGGTTGATGAACGAACATCTAGTTACAACCCTTTTTACAATGGGGTGCAAGGAAGCTATGCGGCGCTTAAATCCTACGCAAGTCCTCTGGTATGGCAAACCATTACCGGGGATGGACTTTAACGCAACTGTAATTAAACCGCAATATGCGGAAGTGAGAGAGAGGTGTCACGATGAGCGGCGGTGGTAGAGCATCTGGAAGAGCCGGGAGAAGCTCCGTGAGAGCGGGCGGCGGTGGAGCTGGCGCAGGCGCAAAAGAAAAAGAGCTTTTTACTGTGGGAAAAGATGGTGTGCGGACATACGATGATTCGCAGAAAGAGCCAGGAAAGGAGTGGATGCTTTCTAAACATAGCAACGAAGCTATGAAAGCATTTAGAAGCCTGAGCGATGTTCATTGTGTGTGGAATAAAGGATTTGACGTGCTTGAGGGTGATAAAAAGCCCGTAGGCATGAAAAGAAGCCAGCAGTGGGACTATCTAAAAAACCACAACATAAACTCTTTTATTCTCAGAGTTCCAGAGGGACAAACAAAAAGAGCGCTCAAGCAAATGGAAGACTACGGCTATCATGTTGTTGCAAAACTGGCATCAAATTCAAAAGATAAGCGAATTTTTGATGATAACGAGTTTTATATGTCCAAAAAGAAAATGCAGCGGCTTGGATTGGATTTCAAGGTGGAAACCTACTGGAAAAAAGGATGGAAAGGCTGATGCATCGTGAACTTTAACTACGACATCAAATTCACCGACAACACCCCGCAGCTGCATGAGGCGCTGGACTCGTGGGCGGAGCGGGTGCTGACCCTCTGGGGCATGAAGGTGCAGGACTACGCCCAGCTGCTTGTGCCTACCGGCACGGCAGACAGCACGGGCATTGAGGGCTACGTGGGCGGCGCGCTCAAGCAGAGCCTGACCTACGCCCTCGACCTTGCCAAAAAGACCGTGACCATCGGCAGCAACCTGTTTTACAGCGTGTATGTGGAGCTTGGCACGGGCATCTTTGCTGAGAAGGGCAACGGACGCAAAACACCGTGGGTCTGGAAAGACTTTAACGGCAAGTGGCACTTTACCCGGGGCATGAAAGCCCGCCCTTTCCTGCGCCCGGCGGTGGAAAAACATATTGACGAGCTGCGGCAGATCGCCGTGGAGGAAGCAGAGAAGGGAGAATAACATGACAGAAAAAGAGAGACTTGAAGATTTGCTCACAATGCATTGTTTTCTCAAAGAAAGAGGGCTCTCTATTGCAGAACAGGCAGAAAAAGATATTGAGGAAACCAAAAAGAAGCTCTTAACAATCGAGAGCTGCGGAGAAAAAGAAGTGCTGAGGAAAAAGTTTTTAGAGGAAGGAAAAGAAGCCACTAAAAACTTGCAAGCCCTTTGCGATTTGGTTTATGGCGAGGGTAGAGCAAAGGTTGAGATAACGGTATCGGTTGACGCGGATAAGCCGATATTCAGCAAAGAAGAGGTAACTGTTATCAAAGAAGGCTTGGATTTTTGCAAAGGAGAATAAACATGAAAAAGATTTTTGCAGTAATTACACTTTTGGTCGTGTTGTGTCTGTGCGGCTGCTCTGAGGCTGACAAGGCGAACGCCAACATCTCCAAGCAGGCCGATTACTTTGAGAGTGAACGCAAGATCACCGTCTACAACGCCCGCACGGATAAGGTCATCATGGAAGCCGAGGGCTATATGTCCATCTCCAACAACTCAAACAATGAACTGGTCTGCACGGTGAAAGTCGGCCCGGATTCCTACCGCAAGAACTACATCTATCTGAACGACTACACCATGTATGTGGTGGAGGACATCACCGGCACCCATACCGACCCCTACCACTACAAGCTCTATTTCCACACTGACATCCTGCCCAGTGTGGAGGTGAAGCCGTAAAAGTCATTCACGGAAATCCCCCATTTTAACCACTATGTGCCCCGAAAAAGGCTTCATAGTGGTTTTTTTATGCCGTTTTAGCTCAGTCTGGCAGAGCACCGGACTTTTAATCCGGGGGCCGTGGGTTCAAGCCCCACAGGCGGCACCACACCGGCAGCACGTCCGGCAAATAAACCTTATTGCCAAGCATGGCAGCCCGAGCAAGGGCAGAAAGGACTATCACATGGCACTTGAGAGAAAAGACCTCCGCGCGATTCTGGAGGATGAGACCGTGGACGTCAGCGGCAAGATGAAGAAGATTCTGGACATGCTGCACACCGAAACGGACGCTCTTCAGAACCAGCTGGATGACGCCAAGGCCGCGACCGCCAAGGCCGAGAAGGAGCGGGACGCCGCTGCCAACAGCAAGACCATTGCGGAAAAGGCGCTGACCGACTACAAGGCCCAGCAGACCAAGAAGGACACCCACGCAGCCAAGGAAGCCAAGTTCCGGGAGCTGCTGAAGACCGCCGGGGTGCTGGACAAGTATGCTGATCGGGTCGTGCGGCTGTCTGGCGAGGACATCGACAAACTGGAGCTGGACGATAAGGGCGAGGTCAAGGATGCCAAGAAGCACGCCGACAGCCTGAAAGCTGATTGGAGCGACTTCGTAGGCACTACGACCACCACCGGCGCGAAGGTGGACACCCCGCCCACAAACACCGGCTCCAAAATGACCAAAGACCAAATTTTTGCAATCAAGGACGCTGGCGAACGCCAGGCCGCGATTGCTGCAAATGCCGACCTGTTTACAGGCGGCGGAAAGGACTAATACATGGCAGCAAAAGAAAATATCACCATGACCACCGATATCACCGTAGCCGCGCGTGAAATCGACTTTGTGACCCGTTTCCAGCGCAACTGGGACCATCTGCGCACCATTCTGGGCATCATGCGCCCTATCCGGATGCAGCCCGGCACCGTGCTGAAGAGCAAGTACGCCCAGGGCACCCTGCAGAGCGGCACCGTGGGCGAGGGCGAAGAGATCCCGTTCAGCAAGTACACCGTCAAGGAGAAGGAGTACGGCAAGATCACCATCGACAAGTACGGCAAGTCTGTCACCCTTGAGGCGATCCAGAATTACGGCTACGATGTTGCCGTGCAGAAGACCGATGATGAGTTCCTGTACGACCTGACCGCTCTGGTAACGGATAAGTTCTACAAGTTCCTAAACACCGGCACCCTGAAGGGCACTCCCAAGACCTTCCAGATGGCGCTGGCACATGCCAAGGGCGCGGTCGAGAACAAGTTCAAGACCATGCATCGCACCGTGACTGGCGTTGTTGGCTTTGTCAACGTGATGGACGTGTACGACTATCTGGGCAATGCCAATATCACCGTGCAGAACCAGTTCGGCTTCCAGTACATCAAGGACTTCATGGGCTACAACACCATCTTCCTGCTGTCCGACAGTGAGATTGCGAAGGGAAAGGTTATTGCCACCCCGGTAGACAACATCGTCATGTACTATGTGGATCCTGCGGATAGCGAGTTTGCCCGCGCAGGTCTGGTCTACCGGACCGCAGGCGAGGCAAGCAACCTCATCGGCTTCCACACTCAGGCAAACTACAGCACCGCAACCTCCGAGAGCTACGCCATTATGGGCGTGACCCTGTTTGCTGAGTATCTGGACGGTATCGCTGTCGAGACCATTACCCCGGGTGAATCGGTCTAACCTGCAAGGGGGTGACTTTGCATGACCGTCCCTGAGCTGTGCGTTTACACGCACAATTTTTTTGACCGGGCAGACGACCCCATTGCAGGCGAGTTTGCCTTTGAGCCGGACACCGTTCCCGCCGGGGTAGTGCCGGGGCAGTATTTCCTCGTGTGCGGCTCCATCTTCAACGACGGCGTGCACAAGGCCGGGGACGGCGATCTGACCGCCGAGACTTTCACCGGGACGGTGCAGCCTATGCGCGTGCCGCCTGATTTTGTGGCGCTGGCTGAAAAAATCGACGCATACGATAAGGCGCTGCCCGCCGGTGGCGTGTATGTGTCCCAGTCCTTTGCCGGGTGGTCCGGCACGATGGCTACAGGCACGGACGGGCTGCCCGCTGACGGCAAGACCCGCTATAAATCCGAGATCAATCAGTGGAGGAAGATGTGACATGGTCAATCCGTTCACTGCATCCACCGTGATGCAGAGCTTTACCCAAAAATACCGTTTTCAGACCCGCAGCTATGAGCCGGACGGCGTGGGCGGCTTTGTTTCCGGCTGGAAGGACGGCCCCGAGTTTGAGGCCGTGGAACGCCACGACACCACCGTGGAAGCTCAGGTGGCAGAGCAGGCTGACACGGCATCTACCTACACGCTGCTGGTCAACACCGGTGTGCCTCTGGCTTTCCCGGACTACATCAAGCGGGTAAGCGACGGGCAGACTTTCCAGATCACCAGCGCGGCAGATGAGGGCAAAGCCCCGCCAGAATCCGGCATGGGACTGCGGGCCGTCAAGTGCAAAAAGGCGGTGCTGCCGTAATGGGGCCGTCTGAGAGCATCAACCGGTCGCTGAACACGTTTTTCAACGGCTTTGGCATCCCGGGTTATCTGGAAGATAACATCCCTCCTGCCGCTTCCCTGCCCTATCTGACCTACAAGCCCACCATCCCCGGCGGGTGGAACGAAACGACATCCTTCCACGCCCGGCTGTGGTACCCCAGTAAGGGCGGCAGAGCCCCCATCCTGCAAACCGAGGATACGATCAGCGCGGCCCTCGAGGACAGCACAACGCTTTCCTGCGAGGGCGGCGCTATTCTTTTGCAAAAAGGCACCCCATGGGCACAACCCCTCGACAACCCGCCTGAAGGGTATCTGTGCGAATACCTTATTTTTGAACTTACACGGCTTATACCGTGAGTAAAGGAGCAATATGGCAAGAAAATTTTCCAAAATTTCGCAGGAAGCGTTCAAGTCCATGCAGTTCAATTCCGGAATCGTGGTCAACAAGTTTGACGTGACCGGAACGACCGAAGTGCAGGATGCAGACATCATCACCGCCACCACCGGCGGCATCACCGCGACCTGCAAGGCAAACTTCACCGATCTGGGCGCGGATGTGGACAACGCCCAGAAGAACACCGCAGAGCTGATGCAGATCGAGGACTACGACTGCACGTTGGCCTTTACGGCCCTGAATGCAACCACTGACGTCATCAAGCTGGCGTTGGGCGCTGCGGATGTGAGTGACAAGAAGGTCACGCCCCGCATGACTCTCGACCCCACCGCCAGCACCGGTGACTTTAAGGACATCTGGTGGGTTGGAGACACGCTGGATGGCGGTATGGTTGCAGTCCGGCTGATGAATGCACTCTCCACCGGCGGTTTGACCTTGAAGACGACCGACAAGGGCAAGGGCAACATTGCAGTCACCCTGACCGGCTGCCCCCGTCTGGGCAGTGATACCGTGCCTATGGAGTGGTACTACAGCCCCAAGGCCGCAGCATAAGGAGGACACCGCATGAAATTTTTGACAGAGCTGTCCGATGAAGATTTTCTGCGCCACTGCTGGCAGATTGCCGATGTGGCAGAGGAGGTCTTGGAAAAATCCAAGATCATGGAGCTGCGCAAGGTTCTGCCGGTCCTGACCGGCGAGGAAACGCCAGAGGAGCTGGAACAGAAGAAGAAGGAACAGGCAAAAAAGAACATTCAGGCTATGGCAAAAAGCTTGCTGTTCGACAATGCCGCTGCCACCGCAAAGCTGCTTCCGCTGCTCTATGAGCCGGACGTGGATGAAAACGGGGTGGTTGAAAACATTGGCCCGTTCAAGAAGATGCGCGCGGTGAAAGAGCTGTTGAACAACGATGATGTGCTGGATTTTTTGCTCTGGTGTCTGCCGTTGGTGCTGGCGGGTACAGACGCCTGATTTCTTCCATCAGCCCGGACGCGCTGCGGCTGTTTGGCAGGCCGTACATTTTGCAGCATTGCCTGAACGCTTTGCGGCAAGAGCGCATCACGCTCAGCTATCAGGCGTACATGACGGACGCTCTGGCGCACCTTGTAGGCGCGGAAGAGCGGTGGTACGACATGGTGGCCGGGCTTGTGGAAAACCGCCCGCAGCCGCCGCAGCCGTCCGCTGATGAAGTGATAGCACGCATAAAAAATGGTTTGAACGGGGGTGATGGAACCTGAAACTTTTTGAATTGAGCGCCACCCTCGGGCTGGACGACAGCGCCTACCGGCAGGGCATCCAGAATGTGCAATCCGAAACGAAAAAAACCGTTTCTTCGCTGTCAGGAGAGTACAGCAAGGCCGCAAAGGCCGTAGTAGAGCTGACCAGACGTTACAACGAATCGGTGGGCAAGACCGGCAAAGCATCCTCTGAGACCAAAAACCTCAAGACCATGTTGGCACAGGCAGAAGCGCAGCTCAGGGCAACCACGACCGCGCTGAAAGCTGCAGACAACGGCATGGATGGCTTTGCCAGCTCCACGGATAAAGCGTCCGGCAAATCTCTGGCCAACGCCATTACACAGGGCACGGTCATGGCGAGCGTTTTCTCGAAGCTCGGCTCCGCTGCACTCAGTGCCGCAGAGGGGTTCATCTCTTCCGGCATCGAGTACAACGCCCAGATCGAGAAATACACCACCGGCTTTACCAATATGTTGGGCAGCGCGGAAGCGGCGCAGCAGGTCATGAGCCAGATCCAGGAAGACGCTGCAAAAACCCCTTTTGATGTGGCGAGCCTGACACAGGCCAACCAGTACCTGATCTCTGCGGGCGAGAACGCTTCCTATGCACGCAATACCATCATGGCGCTGGGCGACGCGGTCTCTGCGACCGGCGGCGGCAACGACGAGCTGAACCGCATGTCCCAAAACCTGCAGCAGATCGCCAACACCGGAAAGGCTACAGCGGCCGATATCAAGCAGTTTGCTTATGCCGGCATCGACGTGTATGGCATTCTGGCCGACTACACAGGCAAGTCCACTGCTGAAGTGCAGAAGATGACCATCAGTTATGATCTTCTGACGCAGGCTTTGCAGGCCGCTTCCGAAGAGGGAGGGCGTTACTACAACAGCATGGACACCCAGAGCCAGACCATGAATGGCCGCGTGTCTACCCTGAAGGACAACGTGAGCCAGCTGGCCGGATTGCTGACCGGAGATTTATCTGGCGGCATCGGCGTTGTAATCGGCAACCTGAACGACATGCTCGTCGCAGCACAGGAAGCTTACAAAACCGACGGCTGGATTGGTCTCGCAGGCGCGATCACCGGCCTGACGGAGCCTATCAACACGGCAAAAAACGCTCTCAAGGACTTCGCAAGCAAAGCCACCACATGGCTGGATCAGCTGAGCTATAAACTCAACCGTTTTCTCGGAAAAGCCGCCACGGCTGACTTTGATACCTACGAAGAGTACGCGGATGCAAATAACCGGAAGAGCAACAAAAACCGTTTACGGCAAAATGCTCTGAATGGCGTTGGCATCAGCAACAAAAGCTGGTCTGAACGTCAGGCGGAGCTGGCGGCAGCCAGCGGCAACGGCGGCAGCTCCATTACAACCAGCCCGTCTGGTTCTTCAACTAGGAGAAGATCCGGCTCTTCCGGCTCCAAGTCCACCACCGAAACGGTCATTTCGTCCATCTCCAGCACGGCTACAACCACCGCGCAGAATGCGCTGGGCACTGTGACCACCAGCATCCAGACCCTTACCGAGAAGGTCAAGGACAGCGCGGGCAAAATCAAAGACCGCATCACCGAGACCACCACCACGACCGGCAAGGAGATGGTGAACGGCGTCGCCACGACCTTTAAGCAGGTTGAGACCAAAGTCAACGGCACGGTCACAAAGGTCACAAAGACCTATGACGACATGTCAAAGTCGCTGCTTGGCACCTTTACCAACGTCTCGGAAACCACCGTTGACGGCATCACCACAAAGGTGCAGCAGGCGGTGGAAAAGTACGCGGACGGCAGCGAGCATATCAAAAAGAACGTCACAGAGACCGGCCAGCGCATCGGCGAGAACGGCGCGGAGACCTACGAGAAGATCATCACCTACATCGACGGCATTCAAGACAAGGTGACGGAGACCTCTACTCTCATCGACAAGAGCGTAAAGGGCACCCAGAACCGCATTGACCAGCAGCTGAGCGAGGCTTCCGGCCAGCTGGATAAGGGCATTTTTGGGCTGGTAAAAAGCGCCTTTAGTGATGCCAAAAACGGCGACTGGGCAAGTCTTGGGCTGGATTTTGTCAATCTGATCTGGGGCGAGGTATCGCAGGGGCAGCGTGACGTGATCTCTAAGTGGCTTACGGACGCACTGACCGCGGTCAATGAGGGCTACTTCAGCGGTGGCATCGGAAAGGCATTTGATATCTTCCAGAAGCTTTTTTCTGACGGCGGGGTAAAATCCGATATCGACGGTGTGACCAATTCGGTCAAGGCTTTTGGCGAGATCATCGACGGTCTTGCAAAGTCCGGCGGCGTGGGCGGAGCACTAGGCAGCATCGTGCAGAGCTTTTCCGGCATGGCAGGTGGCATCACGTCTGCGCTTGGCACTATTGTGTCTTTCGTTGCAGCAAATCCTATTCTTGCCCTGATCCTGGGCGTGGGCGCAGTCGCTGGCGGCATTGGCCTTGCCATGTGGATGGACAAGAAGAATAATCAGAAGCCTGTCAGCCACTACCAGAGTCCCTTTGACAAAACCGGCGTGTATGACAGTCTGGGCACCTTCTCCACCCGTGCGGCCCTGCAGTACCGCGTTACCGGCCAGCAGTCCATTGTTGACCGGCAGACCAGCATTCTGGAGCGCATCGAGGGGATGCTGGACGAGCATCTGCCCGACATCGGCAAGGGTCAGGTGGTCATGGACTCCGGTGAACTGGTGGGCGTGCTGTCGACCCGCATGGCGACCAACGTAGATGCACGCATCGGCGTGACAGTGGAACGGAAAGCGAGGGGTGTGTAATGGCAAAGCTTCTGGGGGCAAAAATCGGAAATTTTCACACCCTGACAGATTGGGGGCTGTACCTCAAGGTAGGCAGCCCTAAAATCGGCGCGGCAGAACCGGAAGAATACCTTGTGCAGGTCACCGGATCCGATTCACTGCTGAACCTGACCACATGGGACGATGGCAAGGTGCACTATAAAAAGCGCACCATCACCATGGAACTGCTGTGCAACGCGCCAAAAAGCAAGTGGCCCAGCATCGAAAGCACCATCGCCAACGCCATTCATGGCAAGTGGCTGCAGTGCCGCTTTGATGAAGACCCGGCGTGGTACTGGGAAGGGCTTTGGAAAGTCACGCCCTCCCGCGACCGGCTTTCCAGCACCTTTACCATCACCGGCACCTGCAACCCCTTCAAGCGCAGCGTCTACGACGGCACCAACGACTGGCTGTGGGATGACTTCAACTTTGAAACGGACATCGTGCGCAACTACACGAATATCCCGCTCAAGGCGGGCGAGGACAAAGAGGTGTCCATCACCGGTGCACCGCGTGCGGCCGGCATCTACTTCCAGCGCAGCGAGACCGCCGCAAACATCGCGGTGTCTCTCAATGGCTTTGAGGTGGGCATTCTGGCCAAGTCCACCGACTGGCAGTATATCGAGGGGCTTACTATGCCGGATGGCGTAGTGGGCACCCTCGTTTTTGCTGCATCGGCAGACTGCAGCATCAGTATCAAGTATTTGGGGGCAAGCCTATGAGCTACAAAGTTTATGCTGGTGTGCAGACGGATGTAGACACATGGAAAACTAGGGTCTGTATCCACGATATCAGCGACATTACCGACACGAAAAAGCTCATCAGCCCCACGCTGACCCGCGAAGTGGGTAAAGCTGGCTCTTTCGAGTTTACCATGCCGCTGGGCAATGTGGCACACTCTGCGCTGCAAAAGCTGCGCACTACGGTAGAGGTGGAACAGGACGGCGTTTCCATCTGGCAGGGCCGTCCTATGAGCCATGAGCAGGATTTTTTGATGCGTCAGAAAATCTACTGCGAAGGGGAGCTTGCGTATCTGAATGACAGCGGAATTGCGCCGTACGCTGCAAAAAATGTGAGCTTTTCGCAATTTTTGGAATGGATCTGCGATAACCACAACGGAATGGTAGATGCATACAAAGCTTTTACTCCTGGCAATGTGCAAATGGACATCCCCATGATCGTGCCCTATGTAGACGGCATCAAAGTCGTGCAGGTGGGTTACAGTTACGATTCTAATGATGGAGATTACATTTACCACTGGGGAATTGTAGATCCCGTGGATGGAAAGACGAATATTTTCTATGAGGAAACAGAGATCAACAAAGCTTCCTGCCTGAGCTGGGAAATCGATGAAGAGCACATTGCGGAAGGTCGCATTATTTCACGGATTGGAAGCAACAATTTCCGCGTGCGTCTGTTTGCAGCCTATGTAAAGGGCAAAACGTACGCTGCAAAGGTCGAAGTGAAAAAAGCCGAAATCGTCTGCGGTACTTGCAACAAGAATTTTGGCACGTACTCCATTTATAACGTTGAGCAGGCATCTGAATCCAAGACCTTTAAGATCACCGAGCAAAACGGGAAATACAGCCTTGCTATCAACGGCAAGACGGATCCCCGCTTTTTGTTTGATGTCAAAGAACCTACATACAGCTTTGGCGATGGAAAAAACTACGGCGTTACGTGGGACATCTTGCAGAGTGAGCTGGTTGAAAAGTACGGCGGATATCTGGTGCTGCGCCATGCAGAGGATCCTAACGGAAAACCGCGCCGGTATCTGGACTATCTGCAGGCGATCACCGATAAAAACACCCAGACGGTGGCTTTTGGAACAAACCTGCTGGATTTGACCAACAACGTCAAAGCAGAGGATATCTACACGCGGGTGATCGCGGTAGGTGCCAAAAAGATAACATGGCTTGTTTTTTCGTGGGGCGAGACCATCACAGAAACCGCAAACGATCTGGCTGCGCAAAATCTTTTTGGCATCATCACAAAAGTGATCTTTATTGAAGGCATCGAAAGCACGCCGCAGTCTTTGCTGGATGCGGCAGAGGAAGAACTTGCCAAAAATCTGCGCTATCTGAACGGCATGACAGTCAAAGCGGTCGATTTGAAAGACGCTGATATTGATGTCAGCCGTATTGCGATTGGAAAGCAAACGCACATTTTCTCTGCACCGCATGGTGTAGATACCTGGTTGCTGTGTTCCAAGCTTGTTGAGCCATTGGATTCGCCGGATAAAAAGGAGTTTACATTTGGCACTGAGTTTTCCAGCATCAGTGACCTGCAGGCTTTGAGTGCACGCAAAGCGTCCGATGCTTACGATTTGAGTCGATCGCTCAAAGGGTACATGTCAGGCTAATGAGATAGGAGGTGTTTTATGGATAAAACTTTTGATGAAGCCATTGCGGGAATTCGTAAGGCTGAGCGCGGCGTGGAAGTCCGTGAGGACATCGCACAGGGCATGGAGTACGTCAAGCAGTATGCCGAGGAAGTGACAGACCAGCAGCAGGCTGCTTTGCAAGCCGCTCAAACCGCCACCGGAGCAGCCAGCACCGCGACGAAAAAGGCCGCAGCAGCTGCAGAGAGCGAAAGCACCGCCCGGACCTCCGCCGCCGAAGCAGCCCGAAGCGCACAGTCAGCATCCGTAGACGCAACGAACGCGGGAAACTCTGCCGCTTCTGCCAAAGCTGAAGCGGACAGGGCTGCGGCTATTGTACGCACCGATAAGACGCTAAGCGTCGAGGGCGCTCCGGCTGACGGAAAGGCTGTTGGCGACGCGCTGAAAGGCGTGATAAGCGCAGACGCTGTAAAGACCTTGATTGCAGACGCTCTGGCAGAAGACCATGCCAAAATCAAATTTTGGATTTCGGAAGACCCCACCAGTCCCGCCGCCCTGTTTGGCGGTACATGGCAGGAGATTGCGCAGAACCGGGTGCTGATGGGTGCGTCCTACGCCCACGCAGCGGGCACCACCGTGGAGGCCGGTCTGCCCAACATCACAGGCAGCTTAATAGAAACGGAAGCAGAGAGCTCCCCATTCCGTGGTTCAAAAGCAAGTTTGTCGAAATCAGGAGCTTTAAAATTCACAGAGGTTAATACTGATTGGGGTGGCTACAGTGGTTTGTCAGGTTCGACGTACAATATTAACTTTGATGCTTCCCTCTCGAATCCTATCTACGGTCGCAGCTATACCGTGCAGCCCGCCGCCTACTATGTGCACATCTGGCGGCGCGTGGCCTGAGAAAGGAGGTTTTGAACCATGAAGATCATTGACGAGAACGGTGCAGCCATTGAAAACCCTGACCTGACGCTTGGGTATCTGGTGGACGACACCGAGCCAGTGGAGCACCCCGCCGTAGAGGGCGTGGAAGAGCAGTGGCACTGGGAGACCGTGACTGAGTATCCGAACGGTGGCAAGGACGTGCAGAAAATTGTTGACCGCCCCGGCGTTCAGGCACAGGAGGAATGGGTGGAACAGGTGCCCATCCAGAAATACATCCGTTACACCGCCGAAGAGCTGGCCGCGCAAGAAGAAGCACGCAAAAAGGCCGAAGCCCGGGAGAAGCTGCCGGAGACGGTGGCGGCACTGCAAAAAGAAAACGAGATGTTCAAGCAATGCTTGCTTGAAATGAGCGAGATTGTGTATGCATAAAATCACACAAAAATTAGAAAGGTTGGTACGTATGATGGCTAAGTTGTGGGCACAGGAAATTATGTTCGCTGAGACTATGGAGGACGCAAAGGCTCTGTACGAGCGTTGCCCCCGCCTGCTGAAGGAGAAGGTCAAGGCAATTCTCATCAAGAGCGGCTTTGAGGAAATCACGCAGTAAGGACGCTGAGGGCAAGGCAGATCAGTAGCTGGAAGAGAACGTGAAAATCGGGGCCTGACCCCGTGAAAGGACGTGATACATATGGCGATCAAACAGTACAGCCTGAAAGCAGACGGTGCAAAGCAGCTCTCTCCCGCATTCCGTGTGCGGGAGTTCCGCTGCCGCGACGGCACCGACACCATCCTCATTGACGAGGGCCTTGTGGTGCTGCTGCAGTGCATCCGGGAGCACTTCGGCAAGCCCGTGACCATTACCAGCGGCTACCGCACCGCCAGCCACAACACGAGGGTGGGCGGCTCTAAATCCAGCCAGCACCTGCTGGGCCGCGCCGCGGACATTCAGGTACAGGACACCGACCCGCTGGCTGTGGCCGCCTACGCCGAAAGCCTGATGCCCGGCTGGGGCGGCGTGGGCCGCTACCCGGTCAAGGCAGGCCGGGCAAAGGGCTGGGTGCACGTGGACACCCGCCCGAACAAGAGCCGGTGGACGTTGTGAGGGGGACAACATGGCAAGTTACCTGATTTCTGATGCACCTTATGCATCGTGGCTCTCCGAGGTATTAGCTACACTGGAAGAGCACAAAATCAGTCAGCTCGCGATAGCTGCGCCTTTGCCGACCGGCGAGGTATTCACCGGCTATTTCGGTATGGACACGATGGACAAGGCGCTAATCGCAACGAACATTCAGGCCGACGCTACCATGGATGTGGTCTGTGCCAACGGCCAGCGCATCCAACAGGCGTGGGAAGATAACATTGAAGATTCGGAGGATTGATACCAATGCAGCAGATTTTCTCGTACATCTCCGCGCACTGGATGGAGGGATCCATCTGGCTGCTGGGTCTTGGCTGGGGCTACCTCGTAAAGAAAGTAACCGAGTACAAGACCATCAAGGACGGCCTGCTGGCCATCATGCATGACCGGCTGTATCAGGTGTGCACCTACTACATCCAGCAGGGCTGGATCGATGCCAGCGGCCTGAAGAACCTCGAATACTTATACCAAAGTTACCACGCGCTGGGCGGCAATGGCACCGGCACCGAGCTTTATAACCGGGCCAAGGCGCTGCCCATCCGCGATTAAATGCAAGCCCGGCAGCGCCGGGAGAAAGGAACTGACTATGAACGCGCACACCTACAACGCACCCACCATCTCCGCAGGCACCATTGCCCGCACCGCCTGCCTGCTGCTGGCCCTGACCAATCAGGTGCTGTCTGCACTGGGCAAGCCCGTGCTGCCCATCGAGAGCCAGACCGTGGAGCAGCTGGTTACCGCTGGCATCACCACCGTTGCCGCGCTGGTCGCGTGGTGGAAGAACAACAGCTTCACCCCCGCAGCCCTTCAGGCAGACCAGACCTACGACAAGCTGAAGGCACAGGGAAAGTAAGCCGCCCTGCCCAAAATAGCCATACATAGCAGCAGCCCCGGGGAGCCTGACGGTTCCTCGGGGCTGTTTTTGTTTGGCGTGTTTCGACGCTTTACGACGT